ATGCGAGAGACAGTCGAAATTATGCGTTATCCCGTCACTCTTACACCCGCGCCGGAAGGCGGTTATATGGTTTCTTTTGTGGATATCCCTGAAGCGTTGACGCAGGGCGAAACTGTCGCTGAAGCGATGGAAGCGGCAAAAGATGCTTTACTGACCGCATTTGATTTTTATTTTGAAGATAACGAGCTTATCCCGTTACCTTCGCCATTAAATAGTCATGATCACTTTATTGAAGTACCTTTGAGCGTCGCCTCTAAAGTATTGCTGTTAAATGCTTTTTTACAGTCAGAAATCACTCAGCAAGAGTTAGCCAGGCGAATTGGCAACCCGAATGTAGTCAACCCAAAATAACTAAAAATTTTGCAATAAAAAGCCCCATCACAAGGACAGGGCTATAGAATCAATGAATTAGAAGAATTCTATAGCAACTGAGTCGCAATTAACACCATAAGAAATGAACTTAGGAACTAACTAGTAATATTCAGGCGTTTAACTATCTCTGATTGTATTATGTCGCCTCTATCATTTTTTCTCTACACAAGAATATTTCCATTCGATTTCCTTTCCGGTACGGTTGTCAACATAAATATGATGATAGTCCAGTGTTCTTACATCATCAACCATCTTATCACCGGAATATGTTTTTCCGTGTTGTGCGTATAACTCTACACCAGTTTTTGTAGTTTTTGACATGAATCCATCAGCGTCAATATTCATTTCCACTACAACTGGGGGGTGCATCGTTCCAGAAATTAGAAGTTTTGCCTTGTCTTTGTTTTTATCGATTACAATTTTTGTGTTTTCTTTCACTATATCACGATCTTCTACACTCAGTCCGTCAATTGTGGTTATCTTAACTACTTTCGGACAAATATATACGAAGTTGCTATTTGGGGACTTTTCCAGAACAACTTGTTTCTCTTTGGTTTTTAGAGTTTCTACTGCCTTCGGTTGTTCTTCTTCAACCTTCGCAGAAGTCTCTGAATCGCTTTCTGACGCGGTTTCTTCTTTAGATAATACATCCATCAAGTTTTGGATTTGAGCGTTGTATACAGCCTCCAGTGGCTGAATCTGCCCGATATTGATCATTGTATCACGAACAGTTTTATTCCAGTTGCGTTGCTCTTGTTTAAGCGACGGATCAATCTTAACAGCCTTAACATATACTTCATGAAGTTTAGAGTCCAGTGCGGAGATTGACTCATTAGCACAAATAAACTTCTCTGATTTGGTAGTAGCTTTAGTGCAATCGAAGGATGCAGCATTAGCACCGAATGCAGTAGCAGAAAGAACGATAGCAGCGATAATGTTTTTCATTTTATACCTCTTTTGGTATGGACTGACTTTTAGATGCTTACTTTATTGATTTTTGATATTTTTTCAATTATTGGGATGAGATTTAGTAATTAAATTAAGAAATTAATGCTTGACAAATTAAAAAGGTACTGTTCCACGGATGAAATAAAGGGAGTTTTCGGCACCCCGGTATTTGATGTGCGTGTGAGATTCTAAAACGTGATCACTTCACTTATGGCGCGGTCGCTACGCGACTATTAACCCACTTCCTAACCCTTACCATTACTGGATCTTTCCCTTCGTTAGAATGCGATTTAGGCGCTTAGATTGTGCGTAAAACCAATAAATAAAATTACGCAAATTTAATGGAGGATAACCAATGAAAGAAGAATTAACCCTTACAGAAATTTCCCGTTTATATGGCTATACATTGAATGGTGGCGGTAAGCGATGGTTAGAAAGGGGATTGCCATTTAACACCAATACCCGCCGCGTGCCAGCCAAAGAAGGAACAGAATGGGTCTTGAAAAATATTATCAACCCGCTTAAACAAACTTCTATCAAAGAACAAATCGACGTAGAGAAATTACGCCGTGAACGTGCTTTGGCAGATGCAGCCGAACGAGAGAACCAGGAAAAAATGAATCTCCTGATTCCTGTCGGTTATGTAGAACAGGAACTAGCGGAATACTGCGGGAAAGTGAAACAGACTATTTTGCAGATTTGTACGATCGATGCCCTAGAAATTTTAGAATCCGCCACTGATCAGAAAACATTGAAGAATAAGCTAAGGGAGATCATCGAACGTCGTTTAAATGAAGTAGGGGACTTGTTCGAAAATGCAGATTTGGGAGAAGACGAGGAAGAAGAATTAGCATTAATGGATGAACCGGAACAAGAACCAGAAGAAGACGATGAATTTGATGTGTCTTAAAAATTAGATACTAAATATATACGTGAAGGATGTTGAGCTGGTCAACGTCTACGGGGGAGAACATCCCCCGCTAACCTTTTTCTTATTTGAGGATTTACCTATGGTTGAATTTTTGATTTATCTGGCTGTAGGATTAACTATCGTATATTCACTTGCTCACATTGGCATTTCTACTGTGTGTAACGCTTTCAAGTATCATTAATTAAATCGATGAATTGAACTATAGATGATGGTCGTTTTCAAAGAGGATTATCTATGGATCTTTTTGTCTACTTTGCTACTCTGCTGTTTTTGACTATCGTCGCTGGCATTAAATTGATTTTTATATCGCTGGTGGTGTTTTTCAAATTTCTAATCGGTACGCCTTACGGCTGGGTATGCTTAATCCAGTTTATTCTTTTTAGTTGCTGTAAAAAGGATACTAAATAATAGTGTAATCTGCCTTTTCTCCTTATGGTTATTAACAGGGGATCTTCTTTGAGGATTCCCGATTAAAAGCCATAAAACACACTCCAGTACAGTGTTTTCATAGTCAGTGATCTATACAACACAAAAACATAACAAGTATAGATTGAGTATTAATCCTCCCGCCCTTCGGGGCGGTTATTTTTCTGGCTTTAAAGAATAATGTAGCATTATGTTCATTATAACCTCATCTTTGTTGTGCAAACCTAACCTAAACTTACTAGGGACTCTTCGGAGTCCCTTTTTTATTGGCAGTAAGAAAAGTTAGTACCGTACATTTCATCATGAAGCATTGCAGCATTGCGTTTCTGTTCTTCTTCCTCGTCTACCGCATCACTAGAAAAATGAGATTTGCCCTTAAAAGAACGAAGCAATTGCAGTGCAGCCATCGGATCACGCATCACATCGATTTTCACTTCTACTTCATCATTTGCGGCCTCATCAGCCGCATTTTCAACTACTGCCACCGGAGCAACTTCTTTAGCTTTCAGTTCTTCAATTTCAGCTTTCTGGGCTTCGATAATCTGGTCTTTTTCTTCCAGTGCAGCTTTCAGTTCTGCGATCTGTGCTTCCAGTGCAGCAAAGCGATCTTCTACAACAGGAGAAACAGCATTAACCTGTGCTTCCAGTTCCAGAAATGCTTCGCAAGATTCAATACGTTCTTTCTCTTCACCTTCATAAGCAACCAGTTCTACAACTTCTTTTTCGGTAGCGTGGCTGTTAAAGAATACAGCAAAGTAAGGATTGCCGGATTTAGTGAAGTTCAGTTTAGCTTTTCCGGTAACTTCTTTACGACGACCGAAGGTGATCTGGCAATCAGCGGTATCCTGAAAATCCATGTTAGGAGCGGAAACGATAGCAGTATCACCAGCAATAACCAGGTGGAACAGTTCAGAAGAGTTCTTAACGGTAAAGGTAACGATGTGGTCTACTGCAACGTCTTTAGCTGGTTTAACGCGGTCGATTGCTTTACGAATGCCGTTAGGCAGTTTACCGTCAACACCAAAGCCAGCCGCGATCAGTGCTTCACGATGTGCTTTAAAGCCAGCGAAAGCGGATTTCTGCTGCGCAAAGGAAACATGAGCAACAACTTTCGGCTGAATCTTCTTGTTTGCTTCGGTGCCAAATTTGATAACTGCTTTAGCGTTGGTTACTTCGTTAGTGAAAAAGTTAGCGGAAAATAACATTATAAATACTCCTGTGGAAAGTTAGTTTTAATTGTTCATCGCAAAAGCCTCCTTGTTGCCGCAAGGGGGCTTTTTTATTTTTAAAGCCATCATATAATTCTCAGTCAAAGTATCAGTAAACCTCTGCGGTTATCTTTACTTTAATGTCATACTTCTTTAAGAGTTTGTGGAAGGTTGATTGATCAATACCTTCACCTTTAAACCATTCACCAATCACTACATCAGGCGTCAGTTCAAAATAACGCTTTGCCATTTCTAAAACGATTTCACGAGTGAACTTAACAGGTCGTGCCATCTTGAATCCTCCTAAATCTGGATTAATTATTTCTTAAAAAAAAGAGCGTTAACCGCTCATTGTTATTTATACGGGGATTGTTTTTTAATTTTTCAACCCCTCACATTTATCTCTTATATATGTATTTATAACAGAGATATGTTAAAATGTTATTCAGATGTTATCAGGCGTGTTAAATGTGTTAAACCACAGCACGAATTGCTAAAGCGAAGAACGCGATTTAACCAAATTGATGTATATTTAATCAATTTAGAAAAATGCATAGCACTTTTTGCTAAAGCGGTGAGTATTAATTGAGCTATGAATTGTAAAGATTTGTTACAGGATTTTCTCTCAGATCCAAACCTTAACAGACATATAACAATTTAACAGGATAATAACAATAGGAAGGAAAATCGGTAAATTTTTACTTTCAATACAAATATTATAACATATTTATCTCGAATTGTCAATTATACCACTGTTCCTACACAGTGTCAACAAAGGACTTTCAAACCTACACTAGCCCTACACTATGAAAATTGCCCCTGAACCAAAATCCCCTAGATTTCACATCCCATTTTTGCCCCTGAAACCCACTATTTTTGCCCCTGAAATTCTGGGAAACAGTGATTTTGCCCCTCATTTTTGCCCCTGAAATGCCAATAATTGCCCCTGAAAATCTAATTTTTGCCCCTGAAATTTGCCCCCGAAAAGGATTGGTAAGAAAAACTCTTTATAAAACATTAAGTTAGTGAGGGCAAAAACGGGGAATTGGGCGTGCATAGATATTATATAACACATTCGCTACGCTCATGTGTAAAACCAAAAACAACAAATAACCAAAAAGATATTAGGAGGGCGTAGCCCGACTGCGCGAAGCGCTAACCAATTACTTCTAGTAACACTAATTTAAACTAGATGATACTAGATGGTCTTAGAAGGAATTAACTAGTTTGCTCGCTCGCTTCGCTCACTCTCAAACGTCTGCGACGCCACTGCGTGGCATCGAGAATCACTTCTGAAAGGATTTTCTTGAAAGGGATTTTAAACTAGTTACTAACTGATTCTAGTAAACGAACGAAGTGAGTAACAATCACTTTCTAGAAAGGTATTGGTATCCCTTCGGGATTGCAACCTTCGGTTGCTAAATTTCTTCCTGATTATTATTTCTTCAAAAGAAAGATTCTTATATTCTAAAGATACTTCTTCGTTTTGGTGATGATTTAATCAAAATCTATGAAGGAGGGCTTTAGCCCGACTGAATCCAATCACCTTTCAAGTACAGACCAGTTTTGGACTCTACCAGATCACTCTTTTCATAATAACAAGAATTTTCTCTTTATAAATAATATTAGATTGATTCACTTTCTTTTAGAGGATTTCCACTATGAACCATAAAATGACTACCACTACTCCTTTTATCCTTCTGGGTCTGGATTCTGATAGCTTCCACAATGACAAGTTAATGAAGATGTTCCGTGAACGTGGTTATAACATCCTTTTCAACTCTGATGAATCCCATTTCTCTAGTGCATGGTATGCGTTTTGCCGTAATAAGAAGCCGACCATTGTTGTTAACGTCTTCACCGATGAAGAACGCTTAAAGTACCAGAATCTACCAGCAATTATTGTTCGTGATGATCTGCCGTTTCAAGTCCGTTCCGGTGACATTGATCTGGGTAGCTTCGTTACTGTCTATGAACTGGATGAAGCAATGTTTAACTACGGTAAAGAAACCGCTCAGGAAGCCCCAGAAGAAGATGAACAAGACGAAGATGACGACGACTACGCACCAATCTGTTTTTCTTCTCAGAATGGCTTCTACGGTTACGACGAAGGCTTAGATATGCTGTAAGTTAGGTCAACCCTTTGGTGTCTTGTCAAGGGGTATTGACAAAAATTTCTAACTTTTTTATGATTATCGCACTTGACAACTATGAATCTATTTGACCTAGATTTGTAAATGGAATGTTAATTATGAACGCTACTAAGAAAATTGATGGACGCAAAAACCCGAACCGCAAACCGTGGACCCCAAACCTGAATTTCTCAATGGTTGACTTCCATGAACGCCAGCGTCGCATTCAAGAAGAAATTGATCGCGCGATTGCTGAATCTAAATGAGATAAAAATTTCTTTATAAATAAAATTGTTCCGGTAGTGATGCCGGAACTAGGAGGATCATCACTAAACCGTTTAAGGGGGATTTTACTATGAATACTGTTACTACTATGAATACTGCTATTAAACCTGCTTCCGTGTCTCTGGTTGTTGATAACACCAAACCGCTGACCATGTCTACTTTGCAGATCGCGGAATTAACCGGAAAGAATCATAAAGATGTTATGCGTGATTTTCGTAATATGGTTGATTCACTTGAAAAGGGTAGCAAACTGGTCGGAGGAGATGAGCGCAATTTTGCGCCCATCGGTTTTTATAAAGAAACGACTTATAAAGATTCTCTGAATCGTAATAAACCGATGTATGAACTGGATGAAGATCTCTGTAATACTCTGGTTATGGGATACGATGCACCGCTTCGCTTCAAAATTGCTAAAGAATGGCGTTTGATGAAAGAAGGTAAAGCTAATGTTCCGGTTAATCCATATGAACACTTTGAAGAAACCGATTGGATCGAACTGGCATTAGAGAAAACCCGCGAAAACAAACGTCTGGTTGAATTGCATGTTCGTAAAGCTATCGACACACACAGTCTTAGCCGCTTATTAGGCGAAAAACGAGGCTCTACGAAGGTACAAATGATTCTGAAAGGTTTATGTGCTGCTGGTGTTCTTGAGCGTCGTCTGGATGATTCTGGTAAGCCTAAAGGCTATGATCTGCTTCCTCCTGGCTATATGTTCGCTCGTATGTCGGCACACGGTCAGATCGAGTTCACTGCTGATGCTATCCCGCATCTCGTAAAACTCGGATTGCTTGAAGAAGAAAAGGCCGCAACTTTGAAATTGCCACAGCCGAATAACTCACGAGCAATCGTCAATAATACTGCTTTGCTGATTCGTCAGAATGCTGGATCACTGGAACACTTCGGACTGTAATAATTTTTGCCCCTGAATTTCAGGGGCTTTTTGTTTTCTATAGGTATAAAAAAGCCACTCCGAAGAGTGGCAATGAGAATCAAACTCCGTTGATTGGTACAACCTCTCCACCGTCTACACGTATAAAGAACTCGACATTAAGTTTCTTCATACTTTTATAAAACTGGGCGGTGGAGATGCCCAGATCGTTTAATACTTTCTCTCTGCTTTCTTTACCCTTGCCAGCTTTGTAAAACTCGTAGCAAATGTATGCCAGTTGTTCACGATTAAAACGGGCAGGACGACCGCGAGTAGCTTTAGTAGTCATAGTCATTTTCTCCAAATTAAAGTGAATGTTCACCTTTATTTAGAGGACTTAGATTTTATAGGAAAAAGTTCTCCATCGTCAACTGACATAAAGAACTCAACCTTAATCCCGTACTTCTTCAACCGTGAATAATATGTACCCCGACTTATATCAACCTTGCGAAGCACTTCAAAGAAGGACTTAGGATCGTTGTAATAGTGGCTGTACTTCACGTTAGCGAGTTCAACGAATAGTTCTCTTGTATCACCATAGTCTTTCTTAAAAGCCACGTTACGATAGCGTGTAATGGCATGATTCAATCTCTTCTGTTTAAGCACTTCCCTGATCGGTGTCCACTGCAACCGATAGATAGGACCGTCATCTACTCGATAGAATCGCTTAATGTCAAAATCAAACCACTCACGGACTCGCTGAAACTCTGTCTGTGATGTGCGATGCTTCTTAAAGAAGTTATGAATATCGGTATACCCATTATCACGATACAACTCGATTAAAATCTGTTTAGCTTCCTCACGACTAAAGCCAGATGTTGTGTAGTCGGTCTTTAAGTGCTTATGTTTTACTGGCAAACGATATTCATGATCGGTACAAGACAAGACAAGACAAGACAAGACAAGACAAGGCTAATTCTAATTCATCTCTTTCTTGCTGATTAATTAGCATACACCCCCCCTTAAATCTTAATACCCGTATTTATCAAAATATCAACAATTTAATAAATACCTTCATATTTCGTAATGAGGGTAATTACATGAAACTGATTTCTAATAAGGCCAAATTAAAAAAGATTCTCAGAAATGCAGCCAAATATATTACGCCACCGCCTAAACTCCTTCCTTCTGAATGGTGCGAAGCGAATCTAACGCTAGTCGATGGTCCTCGTGCTGGGGATAAAGTTAAATTACTGTCATTTCAGAAAGGCATGATTGATGCTCCTTTCCTTGAGAAGAAAAAGAAGTACGTTTTTTGTACGAGTGCGCAGATCGGAAAGACGACCATCATGTCAGGGATCATGTTTAACCAGATGGCAAACGATCCGTGCAATATCATTATCGGGCAAAGTACCGCTAAAGAAGTGGCTATGTACTTGAATACTAAGATCCGTCCTTCTATTGAAGCATGTCCGGCATTACAGGAAGTGGTAACAGATAAGAATGATCGTAATGCGGTAAACAACAATAACCAGATTCAGCTAAAAACAAACCATTTCCTTTACATGGTTTCTTTGACCAGTCCTTCAAGTTTGCGTGGGCGTACTGCCAAGTTAGGGATTGTAGACGAATGCGACGCAGCAACAATCACCGAAGAAGGTTGTCCGGTGGCACTAACTGCAAACCGTTTAACTACCTTTGGTGATGAAGCTCGATTGATTGTTTCTAGTACCCCAACCAATAAGCTGGGAATCATTAACCAGCAATGGTTATCAAGTGATATGCGTATGTTTTTTGTTCCGTGTCCTCATTGCGGGGAACACCAGGTGATCGAGTGGGAAAACGTTCAATTTGAATGGCGTAACATCGATGGTAAGAACTTACCCGATCCTGATACCGCTCGTTATATTTGCCCCCACTGTAAGCAATCATGGACAGAAGGGGAACGAATCAGGGCAGTAGCGCAAGGCGAGTGGAGAGCAACCCGTGAAAGTGAAGTAGCAGGATTCTGGATCAGCCGTCTGTATTCACCTTTCAGTAGTATCCGCGCTTGTGTGGTTGATTTTAGTCATGCGTGGCAATCCTTTGATTTACAATCATTTTATAACACAGTGTTAGGTAAGGTATACGACGATCAGGACACGGCAGTAGAAGCAAATGAACTGGAACAACTCAAAACAGATGTTTCTATCGAGAATATCCCTGATGACGTGATTTTCTTGTGTGCGGGTACTGACCAGCAATTAGATCGCGCAGAAACTACGATCATGGGCGTGGCAAAGGATAAGATTTATATTCTGGATCATCGCAGCTTTTACGACCATAACTGTGAACGATATGAATCTCCTGTATGGGACAGATTAATCAACTTCCATAAAACCAAATTTACTACTGTATCGGGTGATCGTGTTCCTATGCTCGCCAGCTTCCTTGATACATCGAACGGTCGATTCACTCAAGCCGGATACCGTATTTGCGGTGGTAAGTGGAAGAACTTACACGCAATCAAAGGTAGTTCATCTGGTACTGCTCCAATCATTCCGGTGAAACCAACTACCACGGGTGGTCATGAATTGCTTATGTTGGGCGTTAACGTGGGTAAAACGGCTATTCGTGAGCTATTAACACGCAACTTGAAAGAAAACCCTCATATTGGTTTAGAGATATCAGAAACCGTTCCTGATGATTATCTCGATCAGCTTTTGAGTGAATCCATCAAGCGTACTGTTACTGGAACACGTTGGGTAAAAAATCCAGGTGCGACACGAAACGAGGCGCTCGACTGTCTGGTTTATAGCTATGCGGCTTCTCGCTATGTTCTTTCAAAAATGTCATGGGATAAGCTCATTGCAATGAAAGAAAAGCTGAATCGTGAACCAGAAGCAACCGTAGAAGCTCCTAAATCACATTCTAACGAGCAAATCGAAGAAACTAAGCCAATCACTCATCACAAACCTAATCGTCGTCCTATGGCGCGTCCTGTGCGTCGTGGTGGGTGGGTAAATAACTTTTAATTGATGCCGTCCTTCGGGGCGGCTTGCTCCTAAATATTGTTAATCCAATAACAATTAAATAAGGGGTAATTATGAGTTTAGAACTAATTCCCTTAGTAATTCGTAAAGGCGAAAAAATCACGCTGGCGAATGAAGAGGGTGTAACAATTCAGGTAGGAAATAGTAAAGGTATCATTTATCAGGTTGATGACACTCCGGCTAATCATGAGATTAAAACCTTAGATTTTGCCGAAGGTAAATATACCATCGTAACCACTTTGGAAAATGAACTGGTATCAATGCAGGAATTAACTGTTTTACCAGTATTCGCCAAACAATCCAAAAAAGAATATCTGCGGGAAACTATCGCCACCATAGAGCAAGTTATTTTCGCCAGGCTATCTGGAGACGAAGCCGCATTATCTGCAATGACCGTGAAAGGGAATACTTTCGCCTATGAGTCATTAGGTGTTCTCCAGCAATTAAAGACTGATTATGAACGTCAGTTATCTAAACTAATTCAAGCCGAACGACGTAAACAGGGAATTAGCCCGATTAAAAATATCAAATTACGTCTTACGCGATAAGGGGTAAATCATGTTTAATCTTTTTCGACGCAAAAAGGCGGTAGAAACTCCAGTTAAAACTAATCACCGCCAGCAACAACCAAAAATTTTCATCGACAAATCTATAGAAAGATACCAGAAAGACATATCTAAACGTAGTTTAGGACTGGTTGGTGATCGCATTGATGGATCGCTTCAACAAGATACTATCACAGGAACCTTCAATAAGGCTCTCAAATCGAACGGTAAGCGCCTTTATGATCAGGGTCGTACTCTGGCCTTAAACACTTCCGTAGGCAGTCGCTACACGCAATACATCACCGATATGGTGGTTGGTACTGGTCTAGATCCGAAGCCGTCAGTTGTTAAATCAAATGGCAAACTTGATAGCGCACTGAATAAGCAGATCGAGAATGCTTTCTGGAAGTGGGCGCAGAATGCTAAACGCTTCTCTCGTAACGGTCGCTTTAACTTCCGTGAATTGCTGGTAATGGCTGAACGTGAGCGCGTTATGGGTGGTGAGTGCTTCATAGTTTTAACCAAAGAAAACAATGAGTTAAATGTTTCTATCCTGTCTGCTGATAAGTGCGACTGGACGCTCAACCGTGAAGTAAGCAAAGAACGCGCTATCTATCAGGGGATCGAGTATGACGTAGAAACAATGCGCCCTGTTGCATTTTGGTTTCGTAAAATCAACCTACTGACTCAGACTTACACAGGTGATAACTATCGCGTAGATGCTTCGCAAGTATGCCATTATTATCAACCACTTGCGGCCGAATCTCTGCGTGGTGTGACTGACTTCCTGCCAGTGATCAAGGATATTGCGCATCAAGACGCATTCCGCGAAACCGCGATCATCCAGAAACGTATTGCAGCTAGCTCTATGGGCTTTATCGAACGTCCGAAAGATTCTGGTGACGATTTTGATACTGGTGAAGAGGATGAACAATATCAAGCGCCGGAAGTAGTACAGGATTTTGCACCGGGTACTATTCAGGAATTGCCGGAAGGGGCAACGATTAAATCAATCCAAGCTACTCAATCAGGCGATGATTTCAATTCCTTCAATGATGCGATGTTTACTAGCGTATCAATGGGCTTAGGCGTGTTCAAACAGGGCTTAACAGGAGATTGTTCACAAATCAACTACTCAGCCGCGCGTTTCGGCGAATTGCTTCAACGTAACCGTGTTAAATCGCTGCAAAACAAATTGATTGAAACAGTGGTGTTGCCAATTTTCGAAGCGTATCTGCGTCATTATTCTGCGCGTGGTATTGTTCCGATTCGTATTACTGCAATTCCACATATTATCGATAACACTACTATTATCAGGCCACGTTTCGAGTCTGTCGATGTTATTAAAGACGTAAACGCTGATATTGCTTTAATTGATAAAGGACTTAAATCACGTACTGCCGTTATTCTTGAACGTGGTGATGATCCTGAAAAAGTATTCTCAGAGATTCAAGCCGAAAAGAGCGCACTAAATATTATCGTTAATGGCGAGGGTGAAGAAAAAAATTCCCCAGCCGATCCCTAATAACCAACGGGGGCGCAATGCCCCCAATTAATTAAAGGTGATTAAATGCTTAAATTTCGCCGCGATCTTAACGGTTACGGTGGAGTTATTAACGAAGGGCAGAATGATCAATACGAATTTGAAATTGCTTTCTCCAGTGAACAGCCTTATCAGCGCCAATTCTGGGATGAGCAAAATCAAGAAATGGTGGTATTAGATGAAATTCTGGTACATACACCGGAAGCGGTTGATCTGTCTCGTCTGAATAATAACGCTCCGTTGCTGTTCAATCATAATTTCGATAATCACATTGGTGTCGTTTGTAACGCTCGAATCGATGCGGATAACGTAGGTCGTGCTCTGGTTAAATTCTCCAAGCATGGCACTTTGGCTAATGATATTCGTAATAAAGTCATTGAAGGTACGATGGAAAAAATTTCTGTCGGTTATGACATTAAAGAATATCACATCGACTACACCAAAGGACAATTGATTGTTACTAAGTGGGCACCCTATGAACTCTCATTTGTCACCGTTCCCGCAGACGATACGGTCGGTTTAAATCGCTCTCTAAATACTATCACAGTTAATTTGGAGGCTAAACGCGATATGACTAAAGAACAAATCGAAGAAATCAAAGAAGAACAAGAACCCGCTCAGGTTGAAGAAACTCCGGTAGAAGAAATTAAAGAACCGGAAGTTGAAGAAACTCAAGAGCGCCAAGTTGAAGAGAATAAAGAAAATGAAAATCTCGAAGACGGAAAAGACGCTGAACATCCTGAAAGTGTTGATGATGATAGTTCAACTGTTCGGGAAGAAGAAGTAAAAGAAGAACGTGAAGCCGCTCCGGTTGAAGAAGAAAAAATCGAAGAAGTGGCTGAACGTTCCGAAGAAGACGAATTAGAAATTCGCGAGATCGCTCGCGAGCTAAATATTAACGACGAAGAATTAGAACGCGCATTGGCAGTTAAAGACATGACGCCGGAAGCATTCCGCACTAAGGCACTAAATAACATTACCAATGCTCAACGTAATAACGAACAAATTAAGGACTCTAAAATGGAAAAAACTTTTGACCTGAACAACGTAATTCGCTCTCTGGTAGATGGTGCTGCTCTGGGTGCTAACGAAGCTGAATATTCCGCTATGGCTGCTGGTGCTGCAATGCAGCGTGGTCGTGCTGCTCGCGGTGGCTCTGTATTCGTTCCGGCTGCTGCTCTGCGTGCTGCTTCCGAAGGTAACACCAAAGCTACTCTGACCGCTGTAACTGACGAAAAACTGCTGACCGAATCCTATGTTGAAATGCTGTTGCCTCAGAGTGTTTTAGGCCGCCTCGGTGTGACTGTTCTGTCTGGTCTGAATGCTCCGATTGCTGTACCGAAAATGACTACTTCCAGCGTTGATGCTTTCGGTTTCGTTGATGAAAACGGTGCTGCACCGGAAAGCAAAGCTGAATTTGCAAACGTGAAAATGGCTCCGAAAACTTTTGCTGGTGGCAACCCGATCAGCCGTCAGTCTCTGAAAACTGTTCCGAATATTGCTACCCTGATCACCGATCACATTAACAAATCTGTTCGGATCAAACTGGAACAACTGATTCTGTCTGATAAAGAAAATGCTCGTGGTCCGGCTGGTCTGGTTAAGCAACTGGTAGACGCGGGTCGCGTTACTAAGAAAGCCGCTTTCTCTTACAAAGACTTCCTGAAAGAAATTGCAGCACTGACCGACGCTGGCGTTCCTGCTCAGGCGATCAAGTTTGCGATGAGCGGTGCAACTGCTGCTGAACTGGAATCTACCCTGAAAGATAACGGCGTTTCCGGTTATATCATCGAAAACGGCAAACTGGCTGGTTACGAAGTAGTTACTTCTGGTGTTATCCCGGCAGACCACATCGTTCTGGGCGCGTTCGACGGTATCACCATTGGTGAGTGGGGCGGTCTGGAACTGGATATGGACGACACTACCTACCGCGCACAGTCTGCTATCGTTCCGCGAATCTGGGTAGACCTGGATTATGTTGTTACTCAGCCGGAAGCCCTGAAAGTTCTTCACATCTCCGCTGAATGAACTCCTGTAGAACCATCTGAACCTTCCCCCGATTTGGGGGAAGAAAATCTGATTCCTGAACCGGAAGAAGAATCCCAGACGGTTAAGGCGAAAGCCACAGCTAAAAAACAGCGTAAAACTAAAGAATAATAATTAGCCCTGCCGTTATTGGCGGGGCTTTTTTGTATGTAAATACTCCATAAAGGGGGTAACTATGTTCAAATTATCAGAATCACAATTATCAAGAATGTTTAAGAGTGCTCCTGTATTTTCGGTGGAAGGTGGTAAATCAATTCGTGCTTATCATGAAATTACTACTACCGACGAATCAGGGGTAATGACAGAGACAGAATTTCTATTTTGTCGTGAGGGAGACTTAAAGCAGGGTGATATTGTCACTGTAGAAAATCAGCGTTTCAAAGTTCAATACGTTAAGCGCAATGGTGATAATACCACTGATTGCTTTATTACTCTGGCAGGGGGTACACATGCTCGCTACCGTTAATAATATGCCTAGACTGAAAATCAAACGCGCCTTGCAAGATATTATCGAACAAGATTTAGGTCTGGCTTTAAACGTAGAACAAACTCAGCAAGGTTTTAGTGATGACGTGGTTTGTTGGATTACTGGCATGAATGAGACTTACACTAGGGTCCGTGGTGGTAATGCAATGCAAGCTGAATGCGTTATCGAAATGCAATTATATTCTCAGATTCATGAAACAAAAATCCATGAGGGTATTTGCCAGATAATCCAGATTCAGCCGGATAACCCACGATTTAAAGATTTGGGCTTCTCTATTTCAGATATCACTCCAGTAGCTTCTAATACCGATTATGACGATGATTCTAGTGATGGGGGTATCGTTGGGACACTTAGCCTTAAATTTTCTTATCTAGCGCGTTTTTAAGGGGTAATAATGAATATTACACAAGATAACTTAGATATTTTCACTGGATCACATGTTGAAGTGTCGATCTCTAACCAGATAGACAATCAGGTCGACTTTTTCGATCCTAGCTTTAGTTCTATGGAGAACATCGCAGCATTCCCTACGCTAACCGAATCCACAGAGATAGAAACTCTGGAAGAGTACGATCAGGACGCTACGGGGAAACTTGCTGGTTATCGTAGACTGGAACCGACAACACTCACATTAAACCGTGTTCTTGACGATGAACATCAAGCAATGTTGATGAAAGCGGTAGAGGATAAAACACCTTTACGCTTCCGTATGTTCTATGTTGTGAACTCTGGCTATAGTGCTGCTAACACAGGGTACTTTTGTATATTCGATGCTTACGTCACATCACATAAAACCCGTGGTAGTGATAACAAAGCTGTAACACTGGAATTTAAACTTGAACCAGATGGCGGGATTCTAGCAAGGGGTATAGCGACCGAGGGAAAAATTCTGCGACAAGGGGATTATGGCGTAGGCTCAGGCGTTAGCCCATTCACCGGACCTATTGATAGTGAATCTCTGACAGGAAACCGCTTCGTAACCTACAAAGGAACGGCTAGCACTAACCCTTATGGTGCTGATACATCATTAATTCACCTTCAAGCTAATGAGCATGGCGCATGGCAATTAACCTGTAATACTTCCGGTGCACCACGTTTACGTGTCCGAAATATTCAGGAAAACGGTCGCTCTGAATGGATCAAGGTATATTCCACCAATGAGAAACCGACACCTAGCGAAATTGGCGCAGTGGCTAAGACTGATAGAATCGACTTCGGTGAGTATTAAGATTGCTTACCTAAATAAAACATGACGCGGGGAGGTTAACGCCTCCCTTATTCCTGTTTTATGTGAGGTGATTAGATGCAATCAATCCAATTTAAACGCACACAAACGGCTGGTAAAAAACCAACGCCGGAACAATTACAGGTCGGTGAAATCGCTATTCAGATGGCAGACCATGTAATTTACACCAAAGACAAAAATAACGCAGTAGTTCAAATCAGCGTTTCCCCAGAAAGTCATAATGCTTTAAACACGAAAGTAGACAATAACAAAACTAGCACTGACCGTGTTATTGCTTCCAACAAACAAGAGGCCGCTAATAATCTGGCTAGTGCTAAAGCTGAACTGAATCAGACTATTACCACGAAAGATACAGCGACCAATAAGCGCATTGATGCTACCAACACCACTGTTAGTAACTTAACCCAGACAGTTACGGCAAATAAAACCGATGCCGACACTAAGATCAATAACCTTACGGGGACCGTATCTGCGAATAAGACCGCAATTGAAAGAACCGTTGCCGCAAACAAATCTGATGCAGATAGCAAACATGCAGCTTTAACGAAAACGGTCACTGACAATAACACCGCGATTAACAACAAGGTTAATACCACTAACACCAACGTTAGCAACTTAACTAAAACTGTTACTGCAAATAAAACCGATGCAGATAACAAAATTTCTAGCTTAACTAGCACGGTTGCAGCTAACAAGACAGCGATCGAAAAGACTGTTTCCGACAATAAGAAAGACGCGGATACTAAGATTACCAATCTTACTGGCACTGTTAATAGCAACCATACCGCAATTAACAACAAGGTAGACCAGAATAAATCTTCTACTGATGCCGCAATTGCAGCCGCTAACAAACGAATTGATGGTATTGAAGGTAGCAATGATGCTCTTTACATCAAGAAGAATACCAATACTAAGCATGGTGGGTATCTGTTAAGCAAGACAGCTAACTATCTGGAAGACCAGACATCACGAGATCTTAACTACTTTGGTGCTTTCCGTACCAATGGTCAAGATGGACTCATGGATCTAACTCTTAACGTTCCTCACTCTTCCGGTAAAGCGCACGGTCGCGGATTTACTTTCCGTTATGCATCTGGTGGATCTCGTGTTGAAACCTATGGTTTTGATAGAGAAGGACAGAAGAACTTTAGCTATAAGATGTATCACGAAGGTGATAAGCCGACTCCTGGCGAGATTGGTGCATACACCAAAGCCGAAGTTGATAAGATGTTTGTTAAAAACGTCGTTATGTCTGTTCCCAATTCTAGCGAAAACGTATCTGCATATTTCAAATTGGCAACCGCAACAATTCCACAAAACGGGCGTAGTGTGTTTTTCCGTATTCATGGTGGTAATGGTTACAACGTTACGGCATATGATCAGGTTGACGTAGTAGAAATTCTTCTGCGTAGTGGTAACGATAGACCTAAAGGTCTTAACGTAATTGCATACCGTAGAAATACAAACAAAGATTTTGAGGTATTTGCTGTCAATACTTCCGGTGATAACTATGATATCTACGTGAAATATCAGCGTTATACCGATAACGTTATTGTCGAATATGGGAAATCTGTTTATGTAAGTTTGACGGTTTATGATACGCCGGAAGCCACGTTAATTAAACCTTCCGTTGGTGTTATCGGTGGTCGCAACGTAACTCTTTTTAATACTGAAAATAAACGTGGTGTGTTAAGTTTTGATGATAACACACAAAACAGCTATGACATTGTTCATCTAAGTAATGATAAAGGTACTGGACGGAAATATATTCGTAAATTCCGTAGCAACTATAACGAAATGGTTTGGCATGAAACCGTTCAGGGTGCTGTATATCGTCTTGCTACTGGTGCTACAGATTCTACAGAAGTTATTAGAATTGATTCTAATAGTGCAATACCGGGTAATTATAAAGGATATGTAATTACTGGTAAAATGGAATTGCACGGTAGTGGTAATGCGATGACTTTACATCGACAGACTGGTCAAGCTGCATATATGGCGTGGTGGGATCGTCGTGATGGTAAAAACCAACGTAGTGGTTATATCGGTCATGCGGATGGTACTAGTGATGGTTTTGTGTGGCGTAATGATGTTGGTGCTAACTCATTTGATTTGGAAGGTAGTGGACAAGTAAATTTGACTACAGGAAAAACAAAAATTGTATATACCAATGGTCAATATTATTCCGCTAACGCTGATGCATTCCGTATGATTTACGGTAAGTATGGTGCATTCTGGCGAAATGATGGTGGTAAAGTTTATCTGTTGTCTACTGCCGAAAATGATAGATTTGGTGGTTGGAATACATATCGACCTTTTATCTACGATCTTACTTCCGGTAACGTTCAATTAGGTGGTGATGGAAACGAAGATGTATTAACTCTAGAACGCGCAAGCAAGGCCGCTCGATTCTCTGGCAACGCTTACATCAAAGGTCAACATTTAACATTTGATGCTGGTGCTGGACAATCCCGCGATTACTTCCGGTTTAACCATTGGGGCGATAGTAATAACGCTCGCGATAACATCCTACAGATTGAAGACAGTCAGGGTGCACACTTTACCACTGAACGCGCTATGGGTACTGGCAATATCACAGCACGTTTTAAAGGCTTCGTGCGTGTAGAATCCGGTGAGATTGCCTTTGATGCTAATCGTGGATCTGCGTCTCAATTTACCTTACATACATGGGGTAACGAGCAACGCAAACAGGTTTTTGAATGTAAGGATGCTACTAGTTATCATTGGTATACCGAACGTACAAACGGTGGAACTGGTCCTATCCTGTTCTCTGTTGCTGGTACATTAAAAACTGCGAGCAATATACAGGTTGGCGGTGCTGATATTGAGTTTCGTCGCAGTGGTAATAAGCATTTATGGTTTAGAGATCCGAACGGTTTAGAATTAGGTTTGATGTACTGCGATGATGCTGGTGTTATCCGCTTCCGTGGTCAGAAACAAGGTCAAACTTGGAAACTTGCTGATAAAATGATTCATCTTGAGGCGGGGACTGTCGGCGGGTCTGATAAAGGTTTGATTCGTGGTAATGTTGCTGGTGGTAGCTGGGCTAGCTGGCGTGATCGTTCTGCCGGAATCCTCGTAGACTGTCCGAACTCAACCGATTCCGCTCATAACATCTGGAAAGCGACTCATTGGGGAAAATATCATATTGCGGCAATGGGTGTGCATGTTCCTAGTGGTACTATTACCAATGCTTTAGCTCGCCTAAACGTTCACGACGCCAACTTTGACTTTAACGCTGCGGGTGATTTTAGCGCAGGTCGTAACGGTAGCTTTAACGATGTTTACATTCGCTCTGACTCCCGTTTGAAGATTAACAAGGAAGAATTACAGGACGGTGCATTAGAGAAAGTAAACTCACTGAAAGTCTACACCTACGATAAAGTTAAATCTCTTTCCGATGACACGGTGATTAAACGCGAAGTAGGTATTATTGCTCAGGATCTGGAAAAAGTATTGCCGGAAGCAGTAGGTATTCAATCCACAGAAGATCCAGAACAACCGGAAGCAATCAAGACTATTTCTAACTCTGCTGTTAATGCCTTGATTATTAAAGCTATGCAGGAAATGGACGCCAAATATAAAACACAGATCGAAGCATTACAGAAAGAAATTGCCGAACTGAAAGCAACTAAATAATAAAAGTCGGGGGACTAGTTCCCCCGTTATAAACAATTTTAATTAAGGGGTAATTCTATGTCTCAGCAATTTAAAGATATTTTTACTGGTGGTCTGGTAAGTATGTTCTATCACGCCGATACCACTAACACCAATCTTGCACATGAAAGCTATGAAGAAATTAAAGAGTGTGCTGGTTTTCCTGAAACTGGTATCGAGCGCGGCACTGTAGAAGTTAAATCCTTCTCTTCTCAGTATAACCGTAAGCTGGTAGGTAAACTGAACGTTCCTGATCTGACTCTGACCGTTAACTACATTCCTGGTGATGCGGTACACGAGAAGCTCATTAAAGCTGCCGAAGACGGTACTCGAATTCAGATTAAGATTGAATACTATGTAGATGCAGCAAAACAGACTGGTATTCGCACAGCTTTCAACGGCTTCATCTCTAAAGTTGCTATGAACGGTGGCGATGAAGAAGTGGTAACGAAAGAGTTTACCTTTGCTGTTGATGGTGCTCCGCTGAAACAGCAAATCTTCACTGCCGGATGAACTAACGAAGAACTTCCTTTACCAGAACCGGAACCACTGCCGGAACATGAAGCGGTGGTGATTCCAGAAGTAGAAGAAGTTACGGCGAAAGCCACAGCAAAACGAGGCCGCAAGGCTAAGAATTAATTTTAAGCCCTGCCTTAATGGTGGGGCTTTTTTATTGGAGTAATCAAAATGGCAAATGTCGTTAAAGTTCCTGGCTGGATCGGGTCATCTGCTGTATCGGTGACGGGTAAGCGATGGATGAAAGAAGCATTAACAGCTTTAAAAGTTCCGGCTCCGCGTAATATGTCGGCAATGGCTGGTCGTGGTATGGATACGGTTGTAGCTACTGCATCGTGGTCTACTTCATTGGGTAATAACTGGGGTGTAACTGCTTCAAACTATCCTGTTTCCGGTATGCAAAGCAAAGGATCTATGGAGAACCCCGAAAACGTGGGCGTAGGGCGTCTGGTTGGCGTTATCGTTGGTCAATTCAATGGCGGTACTCCTACTATGGCTGTATATCTCCAGAACGGTAGAGCGGGGAATATAACCGTTAATTTGGGTGGTGCTGCTGTCACTGTTCCTTATAACAGTATGCAAAGTGGTTTTCATTACTATTGGTTAAGCAATCCTCCGGCTGCTTTCCTAACAAATATTAAGAAAACTGGCACTAAGCAGACTTTGAAAATCTCTTAAATTCTAAATAAATACAGCGTAATCACTATTAATGAGGAAACAATAATGAATCTGAATGAAATGCTGAAAGCTCTTTCTCCGAAACGTGAATCTTTAACCCTCGGCGGATTTACGTTCTATGCTCGCCCTATGTCGGTGCAAGAATTTAATGAACATGTTTTCAATACTGATAAAAAAGACCGCGATGAACGCTCTATTCTTCGTTGTATTGAAGATGAAGACGGTAAGCCAGTATTTGAATCTATTGAACAAGTTAAGGCACTGTATACTAGCGTCCGCAGCGAATTAATCGGCTTAGTTGCTCAAGCATCATTGATGAAAGATGCGGCGGTAATTGAAAACGAGGTAAAGTAAACCCGCTCTTGAATTTTTATTTTCGGCAAATGATGCGTCGGGGCTTGAGTAAAGATGAGATGGATAATATGCCAATTACGCTATTTTGGGCGTTGCATATATTCGATACATATCTTGAACCACAAAGCCCCCTATATCAAGATGCGCGACATGCACAGTCGATGTATTACATGCACGTTACATCTCCTAACATGACTCGTGAATGGTTGAATAAAATCAATGTTAACCAATTCCGAATGATTAAGGACGACAAGCAATTTAAAACGCAAGAAGAAATAAAAAAAATTGCTCGTAAGAAAGAGGAAGAACGTAACTCTGCTTTGGTTGATAGTTATTTCGACGCTTCATTATTACAAAAGCTCAAGAGCGGTCAATTGGGGTAATTTATGACAAAACATATAGTAACAATAGAAGGGGATAATAAAGGTCTAAGGAGAAGTACCAATGAAGCCGCCGACCTTCTCGATAGTTTGTCTGAAAAGGCAAGTGGTATTGATTTTGGTGGTGGCTTATCTGGTCTGACTGGATCTCTTCGTGGGATCGCTGGCTCTGCTGGTTTGGCTGCTGGTGGTATCGGCTTAGTTGCGACCGCAGTGGTTGCAGCCGCTAAAGCTGGCGCGGAATACGTTAAACAATATTCAGAAGTATCTAAGGCGACCGGACTCTCGATTGAATCCCTTCAAAGACTGGAAAAGGAATTTTCTGGTACTGGCCTAACAGTTGAAAAATTCGGTGATATCAACAAAGACACCTTAGATAAGATGGGTGATGCATGGGCTAACGGTGGTGGTATTGCTGATGACTTAGAATCGGTTGGCCTTAAGTTAGAAAACTATGCTCACTTCATGACTGATCCGCAAGGTGGTATGAAAGCGGCGATCCAAGTGTTCTATGACATGAAGAAAGCCGGAAAATCAATGGCTGAAATCAAGTTCATGATGGAATCTTTAGCCAGTGATTCAAGTCATATGACCAGCCAGCTTGAGAAATATAATAGTGCTCAAGAGGCGATGATCGCTATTCAGAATCAATCTGTTAACGTCACCGAAGAAAACGCTAAAAAATATGATAAATTTTCTCAAAATATCAATAAGCTGGAAAATAACCTGAAAGGTGTCGGCATGACCATTTCTGGTCCTTTGGTTGATAGCTTAAACTGGTTATTTGACTGGTTTAATATTGATTGGGAAAAGAGTTCTCTATTCAGGGCATTAGATCGACTGAATAAAGAAGGCAAGACCGCAACTGGTGGTATTCTTAACGCCAACCATAAAGACGCTCAAAAGATTATTGACAAGTACAATAAAGAAAAGCGTTGGAATAATCTAGCAGATTGGGAAAAGGCCGCGATCCGTGGTGCTGGTGTCGATCCTCGTACTGCTGGCTTTGATGTAGAAGGATTTAAGAAACGTTTTGGTGGGTCTTATAAGAAAAATGGTGCTCTGATTGTCGTAGATGCTGGTGAACATCTGACACGCAAGGCAGATCCTAACACTGATTTAACTCTACCAAATAAACCAGTAAGACCAGAATCATTGGGTAAATCTGGCAACGAGAAGAAAGCCGAGGAAGAAGCACGCAAGAAAGCGGAAGAGGCAGCTAAAAAGGCTAAGGAAGCCGCAGAAAAAGCACAGAAAGAACGTGAGGATGCAATCAAGCGTCTGAATGCACTTGATGTTAAATTGCAAGGGCAAGTTGCAGCGTCTATTGCTTCTCAAAACAAGCAGTTAGAAGCCAGCTTGAAAGATTTGGATACTGCTTTAGATCTGGGCTTAATCTCTCAACAAGACGCAGCCGCGAAACGCCAATCCTTAATCGATCAGAATACTGAAAACGTATACAAAATGGTCTTAGGTGCTGATCCTGTTGATGCGCTGAATGCTTTAACACAATTGCAACAAATCAGGGACAATGAGTTAGAAAGCCATAAACGGTTACTTGATGGTAAGGCTATCTCCTACGATGAATATATGCGTCGTGTGAATGATACCAATCAGAATTATAGTCAAATTGGCAATGCTTTACAGGGAATGGATGGTTTTAAAACCAATCAATTAACCAGCGGATTTGATTATCAAGACTCAAATAATCCGTTTGCTAAATTTAATGCAATCGATAAAGAGAAATCGGAAGCCGAACAAGATTATAAGACCGATAAACTACTCAAGATTGATGGGATCACCGATCCGGCTAAACGGATGGAAGCATTAGAAAAACTCAATGAAAACCATCAAAAACGGATGGCTGCAATTGAAAAGAAATATGCTGATGCTCGCCAGTCAATAGCCGATGATATGTATGGCGGTTTTGCTGCTGCAATGACTCTCTTCGGGCAGGAAAACACAAAGGCTATGCAGATGGCTTTCAATGCTCATAAGGCATTCTCTATTGGACAAGCGACGGTGAACATGTGGACGGCTGCTACCGATGCATGGAACGATCCGACCAACGTCACCACAGGTCAAAAAATTGCTGCTGCTGCATTGGCTGTTTCTCAGAACATGGGGAACATCGCAAACATCAAGTCTACTAACGTTAGCGGTATGGCTCATGATGGTATTGATAACATCCCTCGTGAGGGTACATGGTTGCTTGATAAGGGTGAACGAGTAGTTGATCAGCGTACTAACGGTGATTTGAAAGACTTCTTATCTGCTCAAAAATCAGGCGGTGGTAACTCTCAGCCGATTGAAGTTAATGCGCCTTTGAACATTAACGGCAACGTTAATAGCTCAGACAAGATGGTTATGGATGCTATCAAACGTCACGCTAAGTTTGTTGCTCAGGCGATAGAAGACGTTCAGCGTCGTAAGATGTAATTAAAAGCCCCCATAGTGATAAATAATCATAAAACTATGGGGGCTTTTTCTATGTTCAAATCCAAGAATATTAAAATCACAGATTTTACTCTTAAATCAAAACAACCTTTCTTCAAGGCGCAATCTATTTCTGGTAAGTTCCAGCGTCGCTTTACTGGTATTCATTTTTATGAAGCAGAATTTACAGCTAATTTCATGGCTCAGGATATTAACGAAGTAAAAGAATTTGTAGCACGTCACCTTTTTGGTCGTCCTTTTAGTGTGCCACTGTCTTACTTTTCAAAATATACAGGTGATGTACGCCAGATGGTTACGGCTGCTGCTGGTACTGCTCGCGGTGGGCGTAAGGTGAGAATCTCCAACTTCACCGGAACACTGAAAGCAGGAACTATCATCCAGTTTGAGAACCACAAGAAAATCTACACGATCACCGAAGATGTGAAATCAGGTGGTGAAATGAAACTCTTCCCTAACTTGCGTCAGAACGTCCTAGCGGGTGAGGTGATCAAGTATCAGAACGTAGAAGGTGAATTTGTTCTCAAAACTGAAAATATCGATTGGAAGATCGCCCAGATTGGCAAGATGAAATTCGAATTAGTGGAGAATGTATAATGGCAACTATTCAGGAATCATTCAGCAAACTATGCACTAATCTGGACTTCATCGAGGTCTACAACGACCAGACAGGTCAGAATGTGTCTAGATTGACGCTACCGCAGCTTTTCTCCACTGGATCGATGTTTCACATTATCGAAGTGATAACAGCGTCAGGGGACGTTCTACGGCTTACAGATGGGTATTTCGATTTGGACTATAACGGTTTTACATATCTCGCAACGGGTGATTTTCTTCAAATCTCATCGAATACCGAAGAGAAGGAGATCAACAACAACGGGATCAACGTAACTGTTTCTAACGTTCGCGAAGAATACATTACCCTGATTCGTAACAAGCAATTCGATAAATCAGATGTGAAAATCGAGATGGTTTTCCTTAACCCCAACACGGGCAAAGTTGAAACCACTTACCCTGTTTTCCGTGGGGTAGTCGATTCCATCGGGATTAACATCGAACATGAAGATGATGAGTGTAAAAACGAATCAGAATTTCAGCTTAATAGTATCTGGGAAGTTCTAGATAAAAACGCTCGTAGTCATGCCTCCGATGGTATCCACCGTTCCTATGTTGGAAACGAGAACGATCTATTCTTCTCAAGGGCGGGTCGCTGGCAATCAGAAAGCAGGTGGCATTCATCGAAGAAATAATCCCTTCTCCCTAAGCCTAGTAAATAACAGCATGGAGGTATTCAACATGCTAAAAACTAGGCTTATCACCGATTACATCAATTCTTTAATAGGTCAGGAGTTCGTTCAGGGTGAGAATGATTGCAATTTAATTGCATGTAAGATCATCGATATTCTCGCTGGCACTGATCTATATAATTCTCTTTATAAAAAATATTCAACTAAAGAAGAAGGCTTGAAAATCTGCAAAGAATTAAGCGGGTATTCAAATATCCTTCAACCAATTAAGAAACATTTCAAATTAGTCACTGATGATTTACAGGACGGCGATTTACTGGTCACAGCCCACAAATTAGGAAACCGTAATTATTATTCCGTAGTTCCTCATTATTCCGGTTATGGCCTCGTTGAAGAAGATGGTATCTGGATGACCATTCCTGTTTCAGACATTGACTATGAACAAGTTTATAGATTCGGGGGTGAATAATGGGATTTGAAATATTGGTAGGCGCGGTTATTGCTGGTGCGTCTGCTGGGATGGCTGCTGCTGCAACATTTTCTGTTATGACCGCAGTCGCTATCGGTATGGCTGCTGGTGCAATGACCTTGATCGCTTCCACTGTAGGCGCACCAAAAACACCTAAAGTACAAAGCCCAGATAATGCGGTGACACTAGGAACATCAAACGATCCGAAAGCGGTGATACCAGTCGTTTTCGGTACTACCCGCACTGGCACAAACTGTGTTTACAAAGCAGTTTCTAAGCAAGAAAACAATAAGCTAGTGCAAATCTTCTCTGTAGCCGAGGGTGAAATCGACCATTACAAAGCACTCTTTATTGATAATAAAAATGTTCTTGTTGGTAAGAACATGACGATCCGTGATGGTATTCTCGATAAGGGCAACATTAAAGAAGAATATCGTAAAGTATTAGAAGTCGAGTTCCGCACGGGCAAGAATCCTAACACCGCTTTGTCGCTGGCAAAACGTCATTTAGGCTCAGACTGGACCGACGCTTTCAAGGGTAACGGCATTGCAACCATGTGTATTGTGTTACGTCGTGATGACAAATCTCTTGCTGCTGGTGTTGATATTCTCCAGCCAAATAGCCAGGTAGCAGTAGACGTTTGCGGGTTAAAGATTCGTAACCTTGAAACCAATGCTATTGAGGCTAGCACTAACGGCGTGGACCAGATTTTCCACTACCTAACAAATGAAAAATATGGTTTATCAGTACCAATTGAAAACATCAACGTTGATTCATTCCTGAAAGTACGTAAACAAGTACGCCAGATGGACCTACATTCAAACGGTGCATGTGATCCGAACGCCAGCTTTAAAGAGAACTTGACCAGTCTTATGCAGACTTTCGGCGGGGTGATGTTCGAATCCTTTGGACGTATTACGCTGAAACTGGATGCTCCTGATATTGTTAAGCATACCTTCAATGAAGACAATATCATGATGGGTAAGGTATCACTGAAAACAGGTGGCACTAACGGTTATTTCAATACCATTAACGCAATGTATCAGGAACCATCAATCGACTATTCAGAGCAAATGCTACGTTATCCGGCTGATGCTGAAAACGATGCTACTGTTCGCGCAGATGGTCGAATTATTGCTAAGGATGTAGAATATCGTTTCGTTAAGTCTAAAGACCAGATTGATAAACTTGCGAGTATTGAACGAAATAAATCTCGTATCACTCAGGTTATCAGCTTTATGACTACTGACGCATTCACTGCCGAAGTATGGGACGTTATCAGCGTAACCTATGATGAATTGAAGCTGAATAATTCCTTATGGCGTATTACTGCAATTGATCGCTCGATTGATTCTGGTATTGCTGGGATGATGACTATCACCGCCACAGAATATAATTCTCAGGTTTATACTGACCTGAACTATGCGGCAACTCCAGACAATAGACCAAGTGGTTTACCGGATTCAATGACAGTACAGAAGCCTACTAATTTCAGAATTAAGGCAACTGGCGAGACGATTTACGGTAAAAACGTTACTTTGACATGGGATGCGCCGGAAGATTTTAACCGTTATGGTTTTCAGATTGATTACCGTGTAAGCGGATCACCTAACTGGATTAAGCTGGGACAGACTTCACAGCAAATTTTCAGTGTCAATGCACTGGCAAAAGATCGTTCTTATGATTACCGAGTTTGTGCTTTCGGTATCATCGCTCGATCCGATTGGGTAGAACTGATTAACCAGAATCCAACTGTTACATATGAATTGCCGACTCCGGTTATTCGAATCAAAAATCAGGGTAGCACGCCAGGAACTTTCGAAGGTAATGATCTGATTATCGAATGGGAAAATCAGCAACAATTAGATGTTGAGATCAACGGGGAAACTAACAAGTTTAGTGACCTGTTTGAAGCATACATTATCAAGGTGACTAACAAGGCTGGTAAGTCTATTCAGTACCGTACCCGCGATCCTGAATCATGGACTTATACGCTTGATATGAACCAGTTTAACGGCCTTTCGCGTCAACTGACGGTAGAAGTATCAGCTAAGGGCTATAACAACTCAGAGAGCGCCCCAGCGCGTTTAGTGGCTATCAACCCACAGCATAAGCCAATGAAAGGTTTTAGTGCGCGTGGTGGCTTTAATACTGCGTTTGTTAGCTGGGCAGATGACGTAGAACATGACTATGCAGGGTCAATCATCCAGTATGCAACCGATAACACTTTCTCCGATGCAAGGGCAGTAAGCACGAATAGTGTTAGCCATACTTCCTTTGATATTGCTGACGGTGATTATTATATCCGTGGTGCTCACTACGATATTTTCGGTATGGATGATGCTGTCTGGTCCGAACCTTATTTCATGTCTATGAAGTCTACGATTAGTTGGGACGACCAGGACAAAGAAGCACTGGAAGACCTGATTGGTTTACAAGATCGCTTAGATGAAACCATCGCTGATGCTATTGCTCAAGCTGGCGCTAATGCCGATGCTAAAATTGATGCAATGCATAAGCAAATCACTACCGAAACAGGGCAGACGGTGCAAGCCTCAGCCGATACCTTAAAGAGTCTGATTACTTCTGGTGATCAAGCCAGTGCAACTAAGATTGATCAGGTTAAAGCTGAACTGAAAGGCGATATCACCAAAGAAGTTAGCGCATCTGCTACTACCCTGAAACAAGCTATTGCTACCAGTGAGGCAGCAAGCGCAAGTAAGATTGATCAAGTTCGGGTAGAAATGGATGGCAAGATTGCTGGTGTGAATCAGGAAGCAGATGTAAAAATCGATGCTTTGAAAGGAACCATTAACAGCAAATACAATCTGGCAGTTAATGCAGATGGTCGCGTGGCTGGTATTCACATGAGCGCAACCAACGATCCGGCACAACCGACTAAAATCATCTTTACGGCTGATAAAATTGCTGTAGCTCCGCAGAACGGGACCGATGTTTGCCCGTTTGGTATCGAAGGTAACAAGGTTTATCTCGATAATGCGATGATTCGTAATGCTGCAATTGGCACAGCCCAGATTAATGATGCGGCGATTACTACCGCTAAGATCGGAAATGCTGCAATTAACAGCGCGAAGATTCAGGACGGGGCAATCACTAACGCCAAGATCGTAAACGGTGCAATTGATAACGCCAAAATTGGTAACTATATCCAGTCTTCCAACTGGAACGGATCTACCGGATGGCATATCAACAAGAACGGGTCCGCTACGTTCATGAATGCTACCGTTAAAGGTAATATCACGGCTGATTCTGGTACTCTGAACAACGTCACGATTAACTCTAGCTGTGTTATTAAGGGTATGCTTGAAGCTACTCAGGTTAAGGGTGATTTCGTTAAGGTGATTGGTAAGAAATTCCCTCATCGTCAACAAAACTGGCCTGATGGCACTGTTACGGTAAGGGTGGAAGATGATCATAAGTTTGATCGCCAAATTGTGATTCCAGCTATTCACCATAACGGGTCTGTTCGTCGTGGCGAAAGTAGTGATCATTGGGACACTTGCCGATTAATCGTTAAGAAAAATGGCTCTGTTCTATATGATCGCACGGCTACTTCTGGCAGCATGTACACAGGCGTTATTGACATGCCAGCGGGTAAAGGTGCTGTAACGTTAACATTCCAAGTTATTTGTGATGGTGTTAACAACTATAACCCAAGTGCATATATCAGCGATCTAACAGTAATGGTAACTAAAAAAGCCACTACTGGTATTACTGTTTCTTAAAATTTAATTTTAATAATAAATCCCGCTTAATTCTTTTGAGTTAGGCGGGATTATTTTTATCTAAATAATTTTGCCATTAAACTATATAAAAATATCGGGGGCGTAATGACTGAAATTATATATGGCGGTATCGGTGTTATCGCCTTAATTTGTGGTGGTCTTTGGAGACTTCACCGAAATCAATTAGCAACTGAAAATAGGTTATCTAAATTGGAATCCAGCGACGCATTGTTAAACCAGAAGTTTGAGACGATGCAGAATAACCATACTCAGATTGCTGAACGTGTTTACCAAATGGAACAAACACTACACGGTATAGAGAAGAAAGTGGTTGCGATGGACGCCAAATTTGACCAAGTTCTCGACATACTCAAACAAAAATAATAATAAAGGGGTGAATATATGAAGAATAAACTTAAGAAATATTTTGGTTATCTCTTGATTGTCGCCCTCACTTATAACGTAGCTATTAGACCTCTGCTAACGTCCTTTGGGCTTGAACTCCCGGCTATGACCGTGGATGAACAATTGCTAAGGACACTGGCGGGGGTCTTTTCGTTATTAGGGGGCTAACATGGCAACCAGTACCAATAAACGAAACGCTCTAAGGACTAAGAAAGCGTTACGCCAATGGACTGATAAAGCAACCGATACATTCGAAAAGGCGATAGGGGAAGGGGCGATCTTTGCTTCCAGAGCACTCCAGAAGAAGATTAACAAGAATGTTGATAGACCTACTCGATGGACTCAGCAAGCTGTAGGTAATACCAACTACAAGAACCGATCAGGGACGAGACACCAAATCTTCATCAAGGGCGCAAGGGATAAGGACAAGAAGATCGGTAGTCAGGACGACTATCTGAAACACTATTTCGATGGTGGCAAAATCAATAAGCTAGTGCCAATCGCTAACGGTAAGGTCTTAGACGCCCACGGGAACATTAAGGCCATCAAAGGCGGTAAGATGATGCGTAACATCGAAAACGGCAACTTCATCAAGGTAGAGAACAAGGAAGGGACTTTTATCATGAAGAAGTACAAGCCTAAGAAATCCCGAACCAAACGCGCTAAGAATGGATCGGCGGTGGCAAAACGTCGCTTAGAGAAACGCATCCAGAAACAGAGTAAGCGAATTGTTGCCGTTAAGTCGGATAAAATTTCTACTCGTTATTCGACGCTAGGATCGTGGGAAAGCAATGAAGCAATGATGCTTGAAAACATCAATAAGCACATTAAATCGCGCATGAAATACGTTTAATCAATAAATACCCTCATAGAATCCTATGGAGGTATAACATGGCTAAAAATATTTTCACTGAATTTCCTACTTATCCGGTCGATCAGCTTTCCGGTATTTTTATTAATGGCATTAGCCCAGAATCAATGACCTATGATTTTGAGGCGAAGAGAGTTAAACATAAACAATATAAAGAATGTATCCGCGATCATGAAAAAGGGACCGTGTTTTGTGTCGCTACATTGGCTAAACGTCCTAAGTATCGTTTTCGTGTCGGGCAAGAAGTCGATGTAGTTAATCCTTATAGCTTTAACTGTCTGGGTGATGCACGCGCGGTGTGTGTAGGCACTGCTCCTTATTATATCAAGGGTATGCGCTTTATTGGTTATATCTTCGAAATGATCTAAGGGGGTAATATGTTAAGTAAGCATTTTTCTCGCAAGGAATTTAAATGTAGATGCGGAAAATGTGATTATGATACTATCGATGCTGAATTACTGGTAATTCTTGAGGATGTACGAGAACACTTCGGGAAACCAGTTATTATTAACAGTGGCAACCGTTGCCCGACTCATAACAAGAATGTAGGCGGGGCAGCCAATAGCTATCACGTTCGAGGCCGCGCGGCTGACATTGTTATCAAGGGTGTCTCACCTGATATTGTTCATGCTTATCTTGATGGGAAATATCCTACTCAATACGGCTTAGGAAAATATAAAACATTTACGCATATCGATTCCAGATCGAAAAAATCACGATGGAATGGATAAAATTAAAGCGCCTCTAGTGGGCGCTTTTTTGTTAGAATATGCTGGCGACGTTAGCTATATTTCTGACCATTTTTTCATTATAGACAAATATACCGCAGACGATAAAGTCGTTTTTGACGAAGCCGTCTCTGGTTGAAGTAATGAAAGAACCGGAAGACCTAGAGCTTGATTTAAGCCCATTAGAGACTCTCTAACGCAATTAAATTAAAAAGGGGTACGAATTACCCCTTAAAGCGTTTGGTTCGTTATACGGCGATTTAGGCCGCCTATGATTTATTTTCTTGTTCTATGAAAATCTTTCTCACCTCATCAGAATAAATGTCTAGTGATTCCTCATAACATTTTCTGTATTCACCGTAATTACTGGTGGTCTTTTGACATAGCAATTTCAATGTTTTATGTGCTCCATCAATGAAAGCATCTTCTCTATAGGTTAGCGGTCTACGCATTTCTTGGTCTACGGTTGCCAATGCCAGGCAAGAATTCATAGATAAAATCAAACCTAAAATCTTAATCATCTTCATTAGCTTAAATTCCAAATTCCTGTAATGGACCTGGTATTTCTTCTTCTGGTTTCCAGTTCTTATCTGTCAGCATGTCTAAACATGGATGCAGAACAAGCCCGTTACTCTCCAGAATCTGCCTATCATTGATAGTCTTCAAATCAATGAAGATCCGGCCTTTCCTCGGTCCTCTTGAATTTTCTATTACAACTCTCTGGGTCTTGCCATCGATGTATTCCAATACAAACAAGTTTTTGTACTTGTCAATCCTGCTACACCCGATCCGTTTTAGAGCTTGCTTAATCTTAAACCGGACCTTAATGCGATCCTCGTTGTAAACATCTTCTAAATCAAATTCTGCGAGCTTCTCCCAGCCTTGAGAGTCAACAGAATACATTTCCTCTTCTGCCATCTTAATTTGATTGTAGAGTGTTTCACGCTCGCTATTGAGGGTAGTAATCTGATCGGCTAGCTCCTTCGTTGCTCCTGTCATAGCAGAAAGGGTAATCAGGTTATCAATCTTGCGTGATATTTCATCAATCTGTACTTTCAAAGCCGGAACCGGATTAGCCTTATCTTCAGCAATCCAGATTTTATCAGCCAGCAATTGCAATACAGCTTTCTCTAATTGGTCGCCGCGAAAACTCCAGTTTGTATGCACACATTCAATACGACTAGAGCGCATTGCATCGCATGAATAACGATATTGGTTAGGCCGTCTGTTTGTTCCTTTCACCTTAACCATAGCGGAACCGCAATGTTCACATTTCAATAGACCAACACCACTAAGCAAGGGAATAGGTTTAACTTCTTCTTTGTCTCCAAAGTTACATGCTCTAACACCAATGCTTTTCTTAAGGTGATAAAACTCAGCGTCATCTAGCACACGAGGATAATAATCCTTTAACTCATACTTAACGCCATCTACAGAGATTTCCTTGATACCAATCAAAGCGCGGGTATGGAACAACCTTTCAATCATTGCCCGTGACCAGTTTGAATGCCTCTTGTGACTTGCGGCTGGTGGTGGTGTGTATGTCGCGTTAAGGTGATCCAGTATCTCGGCGGTTGACCGTCCATTCCTGCGTAATTCCACAACTTCCTGAACAATAGGGAAGAAGACCGGATGAGGAAGCACATAACCAGATGTGGTATCAGTCCACCACATATTCTTTCCAATTTCCTCGATTGCAACAGCCGGATTTTGTGGATTTTCTTGATGAGCTTTAATCTTAATCAGTGCGCTTGAGTTAGTACGATTGCGCTTAGTCTGGCTTTCCTCATTACCACGGATGAATAAAAGGATGGAGAACATCAGGTCCATCGGGTTAGCGGTAACAGTATCCAGCGAGTAGATCTTGTTATCCATGCCAGTAACAATGGTTATCCCCCTACGGATGATTGAAAGGAATAACTCCTGCGCACTGACAATATCGGCACGGGATAAACGGTCCAAGTTTTCGATGAATAGCCAGCTACCAACAGGAACGGATCTACCTATTGCATCAAGGAAACGAGATAGCGCCCCTGTTTTGGAGTTAGCACCCTTAAACGCAGATACACCCAGATCCTGATAATCATTTACCAGTTCAAGGTCATACTTTACCGCAATCTCTCTAGCCATCCTGATTTGTCGTTCATAACTCGAACCATCATTCTGACGCATAGACGAGAAGCGAATATACGAATACAGTTTAGTTTTCATACCATTTCCAAACAAAAACGCCCCTACCGCGTATTATAACGATAGGGGCTAGGTGATTAAAGATTAAAGAATTTCACGGCAGCTAATCAGGGTATAAGATGTATCACCTTTTTTAACATCAAATATAGGAGCGCCATCTACAGAATGCAGATATTTGATGTAAGACTTACCATCTTCGGAACCATAATATTCTTCTTTCTCGTTCTTATCTTCTTTCAGTTTCGGGCTTTTGATTGTTTTATCAAATACCGGATCGTTGAAAGCAAATTGACTATTATCATCATTCACTCGAACCTTTACACCGATAAAACCACGGTATTTGCCAGACGGCGCATGATAATAACGGTCGCCATCACTCAGGTAGCGTGTATCATCTCCTTTATATTCGAAGTAGGAATTGCACACATAATAGGTATAGGTATTAGCATTTGCAGCACCAACCAAACCCAGAGCAAGAACGATACCAGCGATAATCTTTTTCATAGTAGAATTTCCTCTTGTTGTTTGAATTACGATATATTTATATCGTTAAAAATTGATGCTAATTACCAGACCAAACACAACCGCACCAATCAAATCAATCCAGTTAATACACAATCCGCTATATTCTTTCTTGAATGTCTTAGATGAAATGCCATCATGAAATTGTTTCATTGCTCACCCCATACTAACGACAAGATAAGAAAGACTAATAATAGTTGTGAGACTACCTCCCACGAATGAGATAAAAGCTAACATGTTTGATTCTCCATTTAAAAAGCGGTGGGAATTACACCCACCAAATTAGAAATTAATTAAGCGCGAACGATGGTCAGAGTATCCAGCAAACCTTTTTCGTATAATTCAAAACACGTTTTATATTGCTCAATCTGGAAACCATAGCGGGTGATCTTATTCAGTAGAACAATCACGGTATTCTCATCTAGGTATTGTCCTTGCTTACCAATTACATATGACTCGCGGGATAGTCTCAGCTTACGGAAACCTTTAACACCTAATTCCTTAGCCACCGCTTTAATCTCGTTAATCTCACCTTCTGCGGCTACATATTCAGCGTCGATAATATCAGTTGATGATCTCAGTGCTACCAGAACTAAAGCCATTGCTTCTTCTTCGGTACGAGCAACACCAGCTTTCTCGAAAGTCATCTCACCAAATTTACGAATCATGATATTGAACATTGTCTGTATTCCGTTTAAATCGGCGGGAATAGTACCCGCCAAATTAGACATTACTTCTTGCTGATAAACTCTTTAGCGATAAAGTTGATTACTTCTTTCAGCTTCTTGTCTGTATCGATGCACGCTGGTAATTCTTCTTTAATATCCTGCGGCAGATACACATTCCCTTTAAAGTGGAGGAAACCATCATTACCAATCATGTAGGAGAACATCCATTCACAATCGTTATCCGCTTCCCAGAACGCCACGGTCTCATCGTCAATCAAGGTAATGTCCATGTTGCGACGTGCTGCGTAGTTGATGATTGCTTTACCGATGTTCAT